TGGTAGGTGAAGAGAGACGTCTCGGGGGTGGCGGACATCCGGGCGCCGATGATGCGGAAGGGGATGGTCTCGCCGCGGAACTCCAGCTCGGTCCAGGTGCCGGTTATCTGTTGCCAGGTGGACGCCCCGAGGGAGGGGACCGGGACGGTCTGGGCTTCGCTCCTGGCGGTGATCTCCACGAACTCGATGTCCTTGTTCACGGCGGTCCCGAGAATGTAGAACGCGGCGCCGAGCGCGTGGGTGGAGTCTGGGGAGAGGCTGGCGACAGAGAGCTCGACGACGGGGATCTCTCCCGAGTCCGCGGTTGCCGGGGCGCCGTTGTTCGGGTCGAGGGTGATGCGCGAGTAGTAATCGAGGGTCGCGGCCTTGGTGGTGATGTCCTCGAATACCTGGTGGCTGGCGTTGTTGGTTGTGTCCGAGAAGACGACGGGGAGGACGACCGGGGCGTTGTTCGGGACGACGGTGGCGTACCCAGCGCCCTCGGAGATGAGCGTGGCGTAGGCGTAACGCGCCTGGTCGACGAAGTCCGGGAACAGTATCGGCGCGCCGTCCTGGGCGAAGCTGAGAGTGTCCCCCATGAAGAACGTGATCTGATAGTCGACGTCGAGGTCGTCGGTGTATTGGAGGCCGCTCTTGGTGCCGGGCGAGAAGTCGACCGTCTCGTTCGCAACCTCCGAGAGATACGCGCCCAGGGTGAGAATGACCTCATCCGCCCAGCCCTCGCCGGCCTCGTAGGGGAGGCCGTAGTTGACTTGGATGTCTTGGATGACGCCGGACCACAGGGTCTGCGTCTCGACGCTTGAGGTGTTGACGTCCCAGAAGTCCGCCCAGACTTCAACCTGGGTGCCGATGATGAGGTCGACGTTGGGCGTGGCCCAGCCTTCGGGATACAGGGCTCGGACGGTGCCGCCGCCGGGGGAGGTGGGCTCGAGCCAGTTTCGGTAGCCGGTCGAGACGTCGACGTTCTGGACATACTCGAGCTCGTAGGTGGTGGTCCCGAAGACCATGACGTAGATCCTCATCGGACGCGGACGCCGCCGATGGAGCCTGTTCGCCGGGTCTCGTTCTGGAGGGCGCGGACGACGGCCTGGGGGTCGCCGCCGTTGACGTTGATGATGACGTTGCCGGTCTCGGGATAGCCGAGGCGTCGCCGTTCTGTACGCTGCTGCATGATGATCGCTTCGCGGGTGCCGGGAACATACGGCCCCAGAGGGGTTCCCAGGTTGCGCTGGTTGTCCTCCATCCTTCGGAACGCCGCCGCCGATGCCGCTCCGCCCTGCCCAATAAGGGCAAAGTCTTTCCCGTTCCAGAGATCGTTGACGAAGTTGTAGGCCTTGATGATTCGGTTGATGGCGTCTTTGACCAGAATGACCGCGCCCTGGAATGCCTTCCCGAGGAATCGGGCGACCGCGTCGACGCCGTTCCGGAACCACTCGAACTTCTTGTAAGCGATCACGAGGCCGGTGATGAGAATGGCGATTCCGGCGGCGATGGCTCCGAAGGGGTTGGAGAGTGTGATTGCGATGTTGGCGGCGACTAGAGCACCTGCCAGGACTCCGACGGCGCCCGCGGCGAGGAGAATCTTGTCCTCGTTCTTTCCGGCCCACTCGGCCGCCTTCTCGAGGTAGGGAATGAAGCGCTCGATGATGGGGGTGAGCTTCTCGCCGATGGATTCCTTGAGCTCGTCCATCCGGACCTTCAGGCGCTTGAACTTGCCGGAGGTGGTCTCGGCAGCGTCGCTAGCCGCCCCGCCCACTTGGTCGGACATTGCGGCGAACACTTCCTCGACGGTGGCGCCGGAGTCGATGAGCTTCTTGTATTGCGGGAAGGATCGGGAGAGGGCCTTGACGTTCCCGCCGAGGGCCTTGGCGAATAGGTCGGTAACGGAGTTGAGGTCCTTGCCGGTGGCCGCCGAGACGTCCATGGCGAGCGAGAGCGCGTCCTGGGTCTTGCCGTAGTCCTTGGTGACGCGGATGAGCTTCCCGTAGGCGGGCCGGAGCTCGTCGTCGGTGACGCCCAAGAGCTTGCCCTGGGTGGAGATCCAATCCTCGACGGAGGCGATCTGGAGGTCGGTGGCTTTGGTGACGGCGCCCAGCTGGCGGGCGAGCTCGGCCTGAGCCTTGGCGTCCTCCATGGCCGCGGTGACGGCGGAGAAGCCAGCGGCGGCGAGCCCTCCGAGGGCGGCGGCCGCGGGCGCGAAGGCCTGTTTGAGCGCGAACTTGGTTTTAGCCGCGGCCCCTTCGAGGCTCTGAAACTCGCGCTTAGCGCGCTTGATTCCCTTGTCCGAGAACTGGGAGATGATCGGGAGGTAAATAGCCATTAGCGGACAATCTTTCGGTTGACCTTCGCCGCGACCTTACGAATCGCGTCCATGAGGTCCCCTTCGGCTTCCTTGAGGATGGCCTTGTAGTTCTTCCACATGCCGCGCTGGCCTTCGCCGAAGCCCTGTTGGAGCTTGCGGATGTAAGCCTCGGACTGGCTCTTCTGACGAGGACGACCGAGACGGTCCGGCCCCATCGGCTTGCCTCGCCGGCCGTCCCTCATCCCGGCCACGGAGAAGATGGCGGCGCCCGAGTCGGACTGGACGAGGGTGATGACAGGCTCGCCCTGGCTCGTCCTCTTGCCGCCGACCTTGACCTTCACGTTGCGGGTCGCGCGAGTCTGCTGGTAGCCGGTCCGGCCCTTGTGGACCGCGCCCTTGAGCTGCTGGGAGACGGCGCCGTCCGAGGGATAGGTCTCGGTGGCGAGGCCCACGAGCGTCGAGGAGGCGGCCTTGAGCTGGTTGACGGCGGCCCACTTGGCCTTAGGCGCGATCTGCTGGAGCTCGTAGAGGGCTTCCTTGAGGCCGTAGATCTCGATGCGGGCGTCTATCACTTGTTGATCTCTTCCAGTATGTCGAGGACCGTGACGAGGTCCTTGTGCTCGAAGGGGATGTCGGGCGGCCAGTAGCCAGTCGCTACTAGAAGCTCGGCGAGGCGCCGGCCGTACTGTCCCCGGTCGTAGGGTTTCCGTCCTCGACCTCCACGACCTCGACGTTGTCGAGCTTCTCAATGAAGCCGTCGAGAGACATGGGGACCGATACTCCAGAGGCCTTCGCCGCCTGGTACGCGAAGAAGATGATGTCCTCGAGGGTGAATCGCCCGGAGGCGAGCTCGTTGACGCTCTTCTTGTATTTGCGCTCCCAGTCGACGATTACGCGCATGGTCGTGGTCACCTGGTAGGGCTCCCCCTCGGTGGGGGTGACTTGGAGGGTGATTTTCATGGGCGAGGCCCCTTTCTGTTTTGGTTACGGCGTGACGATGTCGCGGGCGTACGAGCCGCCCTGGAAGCTGGCGGTGACCTTGGCAAGCTCGCCGACGGCCGACGAGATCGGGGTGAAGTTCTCGAGGTAGGTGCCGGTGATCGTGTACTCCGGGTTCGTTGCCGACTCGGTCGTGCCGGAGGGCGAGATGACGAGGGTGACCTGCTTGCCAACGGCGTCGGCCAGCGCGGCCTCGACCTCGTTGGAGCCGTACGAGAGGAAGAGCTCGAGCTCGACCGAGACGGACTGGAGGCCGGCGACCATGCGGCGGCCGGTGTCTCCCATCGCGGTCGCTTCGAGGGCTTCGGAGCCGACGGTGAGGGTCACGTTGGTCGCCTGGTCGGACAGGTCGTAGGACGTCATCCCGACGGTCATGTTGACGGTGGCGTTGGCGAGGAATGTGGTGGTTGCCACGGTGTTCTCCTAGTTGTTGTGATGCCCGAGGCGGGCGGTGAGTTCATAGGTGGGGAGCTGCTGGCCGCCGTACTCCGCCCAGGAGGGGCGGCCGTCGATGACCTGGAGCGGGGAGTCGATGATGTCGTCGACGGTCTCGGCGATCCACTTGTTAGTCGCCTTGTTCCCTGGGGGTGAGCCACAGACGACCAGCTTCACGGTGACGTCGACGACCTTGAGGGTCTGGACGGCCAGCTCGGGGAGCTCGATCATGACGCACTTGGGGCGGGCTTGGCCGGGGTCGTGGGCGTGAGGTATCCCCAAAGCGGTAAGGCGGGCCTCACAGGCCCCGATGACGTCGGCCATGAGGCCCACTAGCCGACCTGGGCTCGGCGGACGCCGAGGAGGCTCATGATCTGGCCGAGGGACTGGCCGGGGACGCCGGCGAAGCTCTGCTGATCGAAGGAGGCGAAGCCGTCAACGGCGCCGCGGGTCCGGATGAGCGTCTGGGCGTACTGGATGACTCCGGCCTTGACCTTGTCGCCGGGGACGATGCCAGGGTGGTCCTCGTAGCCGGCGTTACGGCGGGCGACGAAGGCGTACTCATTGGCGGCCAGGACTTGGAGGTCTGCCCAGGCGATGTCGTCGCCCTCGAAGTCGTAGCCCAGCTGGGCTTCGAGCTCGGCGAGCGTGATCCACGAGACGGAGAGATGGAACTGGGCCCATTGCTCCACTTCGGCGAGCGTCGTGTTCGAGTGGGAGAAGGTGATCTTCTTGGTCGTCGTGTTGACGGTCGTCACAGTCAGGGTCGGTCGGTTCCATTGGTTGTTGGTGAAGCCACCGACGGAGCCTTTGGAGCCGACGATGATGCCGTCGACGTTGGAGAGCGTGAGCGTCCACACCCCGGCCACGGCCGAGATGGCCGAGACTTCCTTCACCAGGGAGATGGGAAAAGTGGGGGCGGACACTCACGCGCTCCTAGTCAGGTCAGGCGGCGTCGAGGAACTTGACGAAGGCGCCGGCCTCGAGGACCTTGGCCGCGAAGTAGCCGTACCACGCGAGGCGGGTCGACAGGGTCGCCGGCTGCTC